AGAGATGAAATATATTCAACATCTTACCGAGTTCATGGGTGAGTCGTTCGTTAATTTTGTGACGATAGATTTCAGTAATCAAATAGCAGAAGAGTTGGAGGAGGAGGAAGATGTATTATCCTAAAGAAAAAGAAAAACTAAAAGTAAGAAGAGTAATCACTATAAAGAAATACTATGTGGGTGAGGTTGAGTATGACCCTAACCAAGATTACTTAGGAGATGTGGATGCTGACCTACCTATGGTTGAGGAAGAAGTAGTTGATGACACGACAACTGTATGGTATGCTGATACAATGAAAGAATATGACACTTATAATGAAGGAGTATGGTAATGCAAGACAAAGAAGATAACAGATGGGGTAAGTGGGATAACTATACATCAATGGAACTAGCAGAGATGTGGTTCGATAGTGTAGGATTACCTAACCGTAGAACTAAATTAGATTGGGGAGATGATGAGTTGGTATTGATTGTCACCTTTGAACATGAAGGCACACCTCTTGATATAGTTCTACACAAGCAAGAGTTAGAAGATAAAGCAGATGAATGGGTGTATGAAAATGAATGAGTATTATGTATTTGAAAACATCAGTCCGTATGATGAGGGTGATGGTGGTTTCTTTCTAACCAATGCACCTAAACAAATCTTACTGAAAGCATATAGGTTTGCAGACTATTGGTTTAACAAACCTGGGGATATGAGTTGTTGGGAAGATGATTTACATTATTGGTTAAACAAACGAGGATATACAATCGAAAGGTTTGAACCTGAGTTTACTTTACATAGCGGGAGTGAGATATGAAAGAGAAAGACTTACTAATAAAAGTGTTGATACATCTACACACAGAGGGTATAATAAACCTAATGGACTACGGTCTTGGGTATCTTATTAACTGGTATGGAGAAGAAACAAATGAGCAGGATAGGTAATCACATAGTAGAACTAGAAGAGAGAGGTCACTTAGAATATGACGATTCTAGAGGACATTATACAGAGACTGACATCAAGGTATTAGATGAAGAAATTGAACGCCTAGAATGGACAGTATGGAGTTCTCATAGGGACTTAATCAGACTAAGAAAAAAGAGAATGGAGATGGAACTATGAGATGTAAAATCTGTGATGAGTTAATGAATGACTACGAGTCATCAGTCAAAGACATAGAGTCAGGACAGTATAAAGATATATGTACTTACTGTCACGCTATGGGTAAGGAAGATGTGTTAGATACTATCGAAGATGAAAATGATTTCTTAGATGGTATTGACTTTACATCAGAAGTATGATACAATATACACTTAAGTTTTACTTAAAGATAATCATTATAATGTTTCTCTTTAGGTTTAACTTAAGTAGTAGTTATGTTAGTCTATGCGAACGGTTCGCAAAATATAGGAGAAATAAATGGTCACTAAAGGTGAAGCAAAATATGTTTACTTGGATTCAACTGAGAAGTTTAATGGAGATGATACAGGTAAGTATACATTGACTGTGTCTTTATCAGATGCGGAAGCAAAGAAACTGGTAGACGCAGGAGTTAAAGTTAGAACTATTAAGGATGCTGATACTGGAGAAGATATTAAAATCCGTAAGTTCTCAACACAATATAAGTTAGATGATAATCTAATTCAAACTATGAGTGGTGATGTAGTAGGCACAGACTTCGGTGCAGGTACAGAGGTCGAGGTGTTATGGAAAGCAGGTAAGGAACACCCTATGCATGGTGTCGCTACTTACTTAACCGCTATCAAGGTTGCTGACAATCACACCCCTGGATTCAAGGGTGCGAACGAGGAACTTGCTGAGTTCTTAAACGCTTAAGTAACCGATGTCAGATTTTGTGAAGCATGAACCATGCCCTGCGTGTGGTTCAAAGGATAATCTGGCACGATATTCAGATGGTCACGGTTGGTGTTTCGGCTGTGGCTATCTGGAATCAGTCAATGATGATAGGAAAGATGAAACAATAATGGAAACAACAGTCAATATAAAAGGTTTCAATGGTGCAATACCAGATAGAAACATCAGTAAGAATATTACTGTCAAGTATGGAGTGAAAATATCACACGGTGCTGATGGTAAAATCAACAAGCATTACTATCCTTACTATGACTTAAAGACTGGAGAACTTGTAGGCTACAAGGAACGAGATGTAGCAACTAAATCATTTATATTAAATGGTACTAATAGAGGAGCAAGTTTATTCGGACAGCATGTCTTTAGTGGAGGAGGTAAATACCTAACCATATGTGAAGGAGAGTTAGATGCTCTGTCTGTATCAGAGATGTTCGATGGTAAGTGGGCAGTGGTCTCACTTAAGAACGGAGCTCAAGGTTCAGTCAGAGATATTAAAGATAACTTAGACTTCATCGAGTCGTTCGAGAATGTAGTCTTGTGTTTCGATAGTGATGAAGCAGGAGAGGAAGCAGTCAGGAATGTAAGAGATATTATATCCCCTAACAAACTTCGTATCTGTAAGTTACCTATGAAAGATGCAAGTGAAATGTTGATGGCAGGTAAGGTCAAAGACTTTACTGATGCATGGTGGAATGCTAAGTCATATACACCTGCAGGTATCATCAAGGGTTGTGATACATGGGAACATCTACAGAAAGATGAGGACATCAGGACTGTCTTATATCCATGGGCAGAACTAAATGAATTGACATACGGATTCAGACAGAAAGAGTTAGTCACTATCACATCAGGTTCAGGCATGGGTAAGTCTAGTGTGGTCAAGGAACTAGAACATCACATCTTAAATACTACAGATGATAACCTAGCAATCATACATCTTGAAGAGTCAGTCGATAGGTCAGTCAAAGGTCTGATGTCTATCGAAAAGAATCTACCCATACATATACCTAAGTATGAAGAGATGTTAACTAAGGAAGAGAAGTATGACTTGTGGCGTAGAGCAGTAGCAGAAAAGAATGTATACTTCTATGACCACTTCGGTAGTATGTCAGAGGATAGTCTTATCAATGTAGTTAGGACATACGCTAAGTCTTTTGATTGTAAGTGGATAGTGTTAGACCACTTGTCTATCGTAGTGTCAGACCAAGAGGGTATTACTGATGAGAGAAAAGCTATCGACGCCATCATGACTAAGTTAAGGAAGATAGTTCAAGAGACTGGGGTAGGTCTGTTCCTTATCTCACATCTCAAGAGACCACAAGGTAAAGCACATGAAGAGGGAGGACAAGTATCGTTGTCTGAACTACGAGGTTCATCTGCTATCGCTCAACTATCTGATATGGTCATAGGTCTAGAAAGAAACCAACAAGCAGAAGAAGAAGAGGTAAGAAACACTACGACACTTAGGGTAGTGAAGAATAGATTCTGTGGATTGACTGGAAAGGCAGGACAATTAGTGTATAATAAAGAGACTGGAAGACTTAGGGAGGTAGTGTAATGCGAACGGTTCGCAACTGTTACTTCGACATTGAGACTGATGGTCTTGATGCTACAAAGATTCATTGTATCTGTGCTATGACAGACGATGACAACACGATGTATAATTTTATAGGGGATAAATGTTATGAACAATTCAGAGAATGGTTGGTTCTGGAAGACATACGAGTTCTTGTTGGGCACAACGCTATTGGCTTTGATGTTCCTGTTCTGCGTATGGTTAGTGGGGACAGCTGGGATTACGACATACGAGACACTCTCGTCTTATCAAGATTGGTTAATCCTTCCATGGATGGAGGACACTCTCTCAAGTCTTGGGGAGAAAGGATAGGTAACTACAAGGATGACTATCAAGGTGGATGGGAAGAGTTCAATCAAGAGATGTTAGAGTATTGCCAACAAGATGTCAGAGTACTAAGAGATATATACAGAAGATTAGCAGTAGAACTTAAAGACTTTACTGAACAATCTGTAGTGATTGAACATAAGGTAGCAGAGATAATACACGAACAAGAAACGAACGGTGTTATGTTCAATGAAAGGAAGGCGATGTCTTTACTTGCAGAACTTAAAGAGAAAGTTATTCAGATAGAGAACGAAGTAAGGAAAGTATTCACACCTCTACCTACATGGACAGCATTACCTGAACTAAAGAATCAATACAAGAAAGATGGCACACCTACGGTTGCCTATCAGAAACAAATAGATAGAGGTGCTCACTACAATGAGTACAATGAATGGGGCTGTATCGAATACCCAGAGTTTAATCTAGGTTCACGACAACAGATAGCACGATATTTACAACACTTTGGTTGGACTCCACAGGAGTTTACAGACAAAGGTAATCCCATAGTAAATGAGAAGGTGCTAGAGAATGTCGACATCCCTGAGGTAAAACTTATTGTTGAGTACCTTACTATCACAAAGAGAGTAGCGATGGTCAAGTCCTGGATAGAAGCAGTAAAGGATGACGGTCGTATACATGGTAGAGTTAATAGTTGTGGTGCAGTCACGGGTAGGATGACACACTCATCACCTAACCTAGCTCAAGTTCCTGCTATCTATTCAGACTACGGTAAAGAATGTCGTGAGTTATGGGTAGTACCTAATGGTAATAAGTTAGTGGGTATTGACGCTAGCGGTTTAGAACTTAGAATGCTAGCACACTATATGAACGATGATAATTATACTGAGGAGATATTAAATGGAGATATTCACACAGCAAATCAAATGGCTGCAGGACTTCAATCAAGAGATTCAGCAAAGACTTTCATCTATGCCTTCTTATATGGAGCTGGAGATTCCAAA